GATAAATAGAATGTTGGAGGTGTACACCCCATGCCCAAACGTAATGCCTATGGGGGCTAATGGTTACGATTACATTAACCAACATGGATTTGAAACTTTATTAAAAAAATTGACAAATTAATTTGAAAATAATTTGATACCATGCCAAACCCTGAAAACATTATACCACCACAATTTGGGGAAGTACGCAACCCCAACGGCAGACCCAAGGGAAGCAAGAACCGTAGCACAATAGCCCGTAAGTGGTTAGAGGCGATGCAAGATTCCAAAAACCCAATAACGGGAGAACTGGAACGATTAACCCAAGAAGATATCATGACATTGGCATTGATTAAAAAAGCCCGTGGAGGTGATGTAAATGCCTATAAACAATTGATGGATTCGGGGTATGGATTGCCAAAACAACAAATTGAAAATACTATAATTGAGCAACCATTGTTTCCAGAATAGTTGGATAAGTGGTGTGTTTATGGTATCTTTGATATATGGAAATATATAAAGATATACAAGGGTATGTTGGTATTTATCAAGTATCCAATTTTGGTAATGTTAAATCATTGCACAGAATAATTATGCGTACTGATGGTAAAAAAAGAACTATATATGAAAGGATAAAACAAGGAACGCATACAAAAGGGTATAAACGAGTAGCCTTAATTGATGATGTAGGAAATTCAAAAAATCATTATGTACATAGATTAGTCATGCAAGAATTTGTGGGTAAAAGCAATTTGTATGTTGACCATATTGATGGGGATAAAAAAAATAACAGATTAGAAAATTTAAGATACGCAACTAATTCGGAAAATTTAACATTTAGGAATACAGATAAAAATTATATATCAAAACATCCTTATGTATATCATGATAAAAAACGAAACGAATATCGAGTATATAAATATGGACCACGCTTAAAAACATTTGAGGAAGCAAAACAAAAGGCAATATGTTTATACGGACAACGGCAATAAATAAATTACTTAAACTTAAAAAGTTTGTAAAAGGTATTCAGGGTGGTTCGTCTGCGGGTAAAACATTTGGTATTATTCCAATAGAAATAGATTATGCAATTAAAAATCCGAAAACAGAAATATCGATTGTCGCAGAATCAATACCACATCTTAAAAGAGGAGCCATAAGAGATTTTAAAAAAATAATGAAAGAAACAAATCGATGGAATGATAACAATTGGAATGCAAGTGATTTTAAATATACTTTTACTAATGAAAGTTTTATAGAGTTTTTTAGTGCAGATAATAGTGCCAAATTGCGAGGGGCAAGACGAGATCGATTATATATAAACGAGTGTAATAATATTGATTTTAATTCATACACAGAACTTGCAATGCGAACAAAGCAATCAATTTTTTTGGATTGGAATCCATCAACGGAATTTTGGTTTCATACTGAAATAATAAATGATGATAATGTTGATTTTATTATATTAACTTATTTGGATAATGAAGCAGCCCCAGAAAGTGCGATTGATTTTATATTAAAAGCCAAAGAAAAAGCAAAAACAAGTAATTATTGGCAAAACTGGTTTCAAGTATATGGGTTGGGACAAATTGGTAATTTAGAGGGCGTTATATTCAGCAACTGGAAACAAATAGACACCATCACCAAGGATGCACGATTAATTGGGTGCGGATTGGACTTTGGGTATTCGGTAGACCCAACGGCAATTGTGGAAGTGTATCAATACAACAACCAACGTATTTTGCATGAGGTGTGTTATCGTACAGGCATGATAAATAGCGACATTGCAAAGATATTGCCCAAGAATGTACCCATCTATGCCGATAGTGCAGAACCAAAGTCAATTGAGGAAATTAGGCGATTCGGTGTACCTATTAAGCCCGTTACAAAGGGTAAAGATTCCATAAACTTTGGAATACAGATAATGCAAGGACAAGAATATTTGGTTACCAAGGATAGCACCAATTTGATAAAAGAATTGCGGGGGTATTGCTGGGATAAAGGCAAAGATGGTAAAACACTACCCATTCCCATTGGCACGGACCACATCATTGATGCGGTAAGATACCATGAGATGGAAACCATGGGATTACGCAAGGCATACGGAAATTATGATATCCGTTAATTACAAACACAAAATCAATCGTTTTATAATAAATGAACAAAACACTTATAGTGCCATCGTCATTGAATGATATTCCATTACAACAAATGTTGGAGTATCAGCAATTGAACCCCGAATTGGATGACCACGAGAAAGCCATCCAAGCGGTTAGTATATTTTGCAATATTTCTGTTAAAGAGGTAACTCAAATTCCCTACGAGGTGTTAAGCCGCACCGTGGATTTAATCAAAAAAGCATTGGATGAGAAAGCAAAGTTTGAACACAAGTTTGAATTGAATGGGGTTAAATATGGGTTTGTGCCTAATTTGGATGAATTAAGTACGGGATCGTTCGTGGACATTGAAAACTATTACAAGAACAACGAATTGTATCGTGTATTATCCGTGTTGTATCGCCCCATCACCATAGAGGGGCAGAAAGGTAGATACGACATTGAACCATACAAAGGGAGGATAAATGAGGAGTTTAGGTTAATTCCCAGCGGCATCGCTTATGGTGCAATGGTTTTTTTTTGGACTTTAGGAATCGACTTGTTGAATTGTACCCTGAAGTTCTTGGAGGAGAATCCGAAGGTACAAGCGATGAGTACGGTATCAGTAACAAATGGGGATGGTTTAGTTTTATCCACTGGATATGTGATGGAGATATTACAAGAGTTGATACAGTTACGCAATACCCCATTCACAAAACCCTCCTTTGGGGTTGTTACAAAACCGATATGGCAGAACTTGAGAAAAAAGCAATCCAAAAAGCATATAACCGATGAACAATAATCACGTAGGCACGGCATTCCAGATATTCCGTGAGATAGCAGATGAATTAGGGTGGAACTATTCCCACGGCACATTGGATGAACATTCATTGAAAGCCGTAACCGTGTACCCACTATTACACGTAACAATGCAAAACGCATCGTTGACCGATGTAACCGAACAATTTACTTTCAATATTTTAATAGCAGATATTACCAACTATTTAAAAGGCGAAAATGAACAACAAGATTTGGTCGACACTTATGAACTTATTGGCTACACTGAAAATCAGAACTATGCACACATTTTGCAGAATTTGTATGTGGAATTTTCCCGCATGATTTACGCTAAAGAAAAAGAGTATTATTCCCAAATTCAGTTCAATAGACCAATTGCATTTGTACCATTCACCGAGGGTGGTGGGGATGTATTAACAGGGTACAACGTATCCATATCCATTAATCAAATTAACCCTTGGGTTACTGATGGCACTTGTTACTAATGGCGATTGAATACACCAATACAAAGTTAGTGGCTCAAAAGATGGCGAATTTTTACGCCTCACAAGCCAAATTAGAATTGGAGGCTAAACACACCCGTGTGGCTATTCGTGCCAAGTGGAAAAAGGTGGGTAACGATTGGCAGCCCGTTAACGTGGTAAAACAAAAGATACGTGCCAATTATGTTGCATCGGGTAATCTGGTGCGATCCATTAAACCCTTTGTGGATAGTATGGAGTTCGGTATTACCATGGATTGGTATGGTGAGGCAATCCGTAAGGGTAGGCAGCCAATGGGTAAGTTTAGAGGCGGTAAAGGCATACCACCAACCGCAATGGATGCATGGGCAATGAATAAGCGATTACGCCCAAAAGACCCATCCAGTGGACAATTTTTACCCAATACATCCAAGAACAAGAACGCCATGAAATTCCTAATGAATAGGAAGATAAAGCATTTTGGTATTGAGCCGTTTGATTTCCTTTCCAAGGCAACGACATCTACCAATTTTAAATTCAAACAAGAGTTAGAACAAGCAGTTAAACAAGATATACAAAATTATGTCCGTAACATTTGAGCAGCAACCATCGGGTAACATGGGGGCATTATCGCCCATCATTTACCAAGTATATGATTCAGCGAATTACACCAAAACGGGGTTTTATTACCTATTTGATGTATATGTGTGGAATAGTTCAGCATCGTTTCCCGCATCTCCAAACTATTCCATTACCAAATACCCCGACCAATACGCCAACAATCGGGCATGGATAGACATTCATAAATTGGTAAACCAAGTTTTAACCGAGGATTTCTTGGAGGTAGGTACATACAAGCCTAATGTAACGGGTGGGGCGTGTTATTTTGGCGTTAAATGCAAAGGGGTATGGGCTACGGGTTCGGGTTCATATACATCCTCAAACATCAAATTAGCCACCAATGGTTGGACATATACCCAAGACGGGTTTAATGCGACAATTGCAGCGGATATTTACACCGAAAAAAGTACGTTTTATATTACTGATGACACCCCATCGTATTACGTATGGTATAACGCAAGTGTAATTACATCCATAACCATTGGAGCGACATCAATAACACCCGTTGCGGTTACAAGTTCGGGAAATGCCATCCAAGGGGTGGATATCATCCAGTTATTACAAGCCGCAGGAGTATCGACAAACACAAACATTACGTTTACCTATGCGAGTGGCACGTATACATTCCCAATAAAATATCAATGTGAGAACAAGTACGGATCGGTTACCATCCATTACCTTAACAGATTTGGCGTGTATGAAACCATGGTATTCAACGCATTGAGCCGTAGGAATTTCAATTATACACGTGAATCCTATGAACGCCCAATATTTAGGCAACAAGACATGTCATTGGCGTGGGATTATGGTGTGCATCAAACACAGAATTTCTTAACCAACGCCACCACGACACTAATTGTAAACACGGATTATATTCCCGAGGCATACAACGCCCAGATACAAGAAATTTTTGCATCGGATAATTTGCTTATTGACGATGGTGGCGATGCATATTCGGCACGTATAACCGACACGGCATTCAATCGACTAACCCGAATAAACGATAAATTGATACAATACACTTTGACAATTGAATACAACCATCCATTAATCAATAAACTAGTAAGGTAATGAATGTAAGATTTAGTTTAGAGATTGCGGGAACGCCAGTTGATTTATTCCAAGATGAGGTGGTACAATTGACACGTCAAGTAAAAGACGTTTCCGACCTATCCCAAGCCCGTACCGATTTTACCCAACAATTTACCATACCATCAAGCCCCACCAACGATGAAATATTCTCCAATTACTTTGAGGAAAACATTGTATTGGGCAATTGGAATGCGTACTTAAAACTGGATGCCACCATTTACGTTCATGGATTGCCTACGTTTGTGGGTTGCGTGGAATTGAGTGGGGTTAAATACTCCAATGGATTAGCACGTCAATACGATATTATATTCTACGGACAAGCCAAAAATGCAATGGCATTGTTTGGAGAGGATTCCATGATTGATGTGGATTGGACTGATTTAAACCATGAGGTTACGGCAGCCAATATAACAAGTTCATGGCAGCAAAACTTGTTGAGTGGGGATGTAATGTACCCCATTATTGATTGGCATGTGGGATATACCTATTCCCGTGGATTTCAAATTGTAAATAATATAGCCCGTAACGATGTTGGAGGGGTACAGATTAACGACCTACGCCCATTGATACGCATTAAAAAGATGGTGGAATTATGTTTCACCAATATCGGGTTTACATTAAGTGGCAGTTTATTGGACCGACCCGAGTTTGATGATTGGTATGTTGCACCAATGGGGGTGAGTGGTCCAGTACAGAACTACGCCAACGATGACGCCAAGATTGAGGTAAAAAGAACAAGTTATACCATCCCGAGTGGTTCATTGCCTTGGCGTGGCAGTATTAAATTCCCATACAATACCGAGGTTGTGGATGTATTAAACTTGTATAGCACAAGCACCTACATTTATAAAGCCCCATACAATGGTAATTACAAAATCAAACTTACTTGGAATATAACAACAATAAACCCAGGGGGAATTTATAATAACCCATTTAGATTTGCCCCATCCATCAATAGAAACCCAACGATTGCGGGGGATGCAATTGATACTACTGGTTTACATGAGCGTGAATATGTTATTGGGTTAAACCAAGGCGATGACCTATTTATTATGGTTGGATGGGAATTTGGCGGTACATTGGGGGAATGTAAGTTTGAAATAATTGAAGTACCCTATGGGATAACTAATAGCACATTGAATTTATCCTATGTCATGCCCGATGTTAAGGTGGTAGATTTTATCAGATCGTTCATGGAGATTACCAATTCCGTGTTAGTACCCGTAAGTGATACTGAATTTGCATTGCACAACATTGAGGATTGGTATGAGGCAGGTGTTACAAAGGATTGGACAAAGTACATTGATATTCGGGAGATTTCCCATGAAAAAATGAACATCCCCAAGTCCATAGAGATGACCCATGCCGAGGGTATGGATTTAGCCAACCAAGAAATTGTATCCAAGTTTGCACGAAGATTCGGAGAGATTAAGTTTAGCCCCAACGTGGATTTTGCCCGTGATGAAATGCGTGTTGAATCTATTTTTAATATTTCCGTTCCATCCATTATGCGGGAGATTAATGATGTGGGCAATGTTATCAATTTAACGGATTTACAAATTCCCGTGATGTTGGACAAGGACAATAAACCCGTTCAACACAATTTCATGATGTTCTTTTTTGCGGGGTATGAGGCAATAAATTATCCGTATTATTTCAATGGTACACAATACAATAATTTGGCGATTGTAAGCCCCTATTCTGCTCATCCAGTAACCAAAACAAGTTACTCCTTGGCATTTGGATTAGAAACGGCATTGGCGGGTAATATGGCGTTAAATACGTTGTTTAAATTGTACTACCAAAACTACCTATCCCGATACTATTCTACCAAGTCAAGGTTAGTGCGTATGAATGCGGTGATACCCGTTGGAGAATGGTTAAATCTGCAATTAAACGATACCATCAACGTAAGTGGTAACCGATACAAGATTCAAAAGATTGACTACGATATTTTAAACGAACGTGCAGTAATTGAATTGGTAACGTATCAAGATGTAACCATTATTGAATTGGATTCTGATGGTAACGAGGCAGATTGGACGGATGGCACAAGCGACCCAAGCAACGGTGCAACCTTAATTGGGAATGCAATTGTAGGACGTAATTTGACCAATTCAAGACCATTCGGGGCAATCAATTATGTGGGAATACCACAACAAACCACGTACAACGACCAAAATGTGGGGGGTATGAAAACCATTACCAACCAATTGTTCAATCGGTTTAGGCGTACGGTTATGACTGCCTACAATGATGTACCCGTAGCCACGGCAACCACTGGGGACGATCCCGTATTCATCGGGTTTGAGGCGTATGAGTTAATGGGGCAGGAACGCATTACATGTTCTTTGGTGGATTCATGGATGTATGATGAGTATGGTGGGCAATTCAGATTAACGGCATCAGTATCCTATGAGCATACCTCCAATGAGCGTTTGGCATTTGCTATTTACGTGGATGGTGCGGAAACATTGGCAAAAATGATAACTACATCCAAGGGAGAAACCGTAACCATTACCACCCTAATAAATGTAGGTGCAGAACAAAAAGTACAAGTGGCATTTTATAACGTGGATAATAACAATCATGCAATCGAAATCAATGCAGTGCGTTTAATAATGGAATTACAATGATAAATTTAATAATCAAATTGGCAATGTCGCAAGAATGGTATGGCGTATCCGATACCGTGGAAATTGCAAAGGGTAAAAATCAATATGTCCAGAATTGGAAACAAGTAAAACGATTATATAAGAGAGGGTTTAAATCATGGCAGAAGAAATAAAATATGTGTTTAATGCCGATGTTTCGGATTTAAATACACAATTAAATAAACTAAACAAGAATTTAGAATCCAGTAACAACGCAGCCGAAAAGGCGGGTGATAAGTTAACTGGGTTTTCCAAAATCACTGGTAAGGTTGCATCATCATTTAAGAAGTTAGGGGAAACCTTAAAAGGTGGTTTTGGCGTTGGTTTAGCCGTTAAGGCGTTTGATTCGTTGACGGATGCAATTACGGAGAATCAAGAGGTACAAGATGCATTGCAACGTGGTATGATTGTGATTCGTGCTATTGCAACACAATTGGTACAGGAGTTCAAACCATTGGGAGAATTTTTAACCAAGGTTTTCAACGACCCATTACAGGCGTTAAAGGATTTTGGAACGCTATTGTACGAAAATGTAGTTACACGATTTGAGGGATTAATGGAATTGATACCCCAATTAGGCAAAGCCATTGGGTTATTGTTTGAGGGTGAATTTAAACAAGCGGGTAAAGTGGCGGTGGATGCCGTTGGTAAAGTTGCATTGGGGGTTGAGAATACCACGGAAAAGGTTACCAATATGGTAAAAAAAGTGGTGGAGGTTACTACCCGAGTAAGTAAAGCCGCATCCAATGCATTTGATATTTCCGCAGCCGTAGTACAAGCCGAAAAGAATGTGGCACGATTGCAAGTGTTGTACCAAGGGATTGTTGAGAAATACGACCAAATGGCGGAGAAACAACGCCAAGTGAGGGATGATGAAAATAAAACCATTGAGGATAGGATTGCAGCCAATAAACAATTGCAGTCGGTATTGGCAGAGGGTGAGGCAGCCGAGAAAAAGAATTTACAAGAACGGATTGCCAACCTAAATATTCAAATACAAGCCAATAAAACAAATCAAGATTTATTGAATGAGCGTTTGGCATTACAACAAGAATTAATTGGCGTAGAGGCAAAATATGCGGGTTTAACATCCGAAACCCTTACCAATGAAGTATCGTTAAAACGTGAGGCACTTGAAATTGATAAATCAAGGCGTGAATCGTTAATATCCCAAACCGAGTTACAAAATGAGGCATTATTAGCCGATAAACAAGCAGCCGTTGAACGTGCAGAATTAATCCAAAATGAAGTTGATAGATTAACCGAGGCAAAACGTGCGGAGGAAGAATTAAGGCAAACCGAAATTGACCAATTATTAAATATCCGTCAATTAAGACAATCTGAATTTGATACCCAGTTATCGCAGTTAACCGTAGGCACACAAGCGTATCAAGATGCGTTAAATACACGAGATGAATTTTTGGCGGAAAGTGTAAGCAAAGAACAACAATTACAAAAAGCCAAAGAAACATATACCGTCAAAAGTGAGGCGGAAATTGCCAAGGCAAAGGCAGCGGCAGCCATGAGTGGATTAGATGCGGCATCCCAAGCCCTTGGTGGTGTGATTGATTTAGTAGGTGCAGAGTCAAAGTATGGTAAAGCATTGGCGGTAACACAAGCCATTATTAATACCTATTTAGGTGCATCCAAGGCAATTGGGCAGGGTGGTATTGCTGGACCTATTGCAGCCGCTGGGGTTATTGCATCGGGTTTGGCACAAGTTAGAGCCATCACGGCACAAAAGTTACCCGATCCCCCATCCGAATTTGGTGGTGGTAGTGGAGGCGATACCACAAGCGTACCCGCAACGCCATCGTTCGGTCCATCCGTTGGCATCGTAGGTGGGCAGATGAACAACAACGCACAATTGGCACAGGCATTTGGTGGGGTTATGGGTAAGCCAATTAGAGCGTATGCCGTTGGACAAGATATGACATCACAACAATCCTTGGACAGGCATATTTCACAAAATGCAACATTGGGTAAATAATTCGTTATTAAGATAAATGAAGATAGTTGAATTAATATTGGATGAGCAACAATTGGCTACGGGCATTGAGGCAATTAGCATTGTGGAATCACCCGCCATTGAATCCAATTTCATTGCCTTAAATTCACACAAGTTGGAGTTTAAAACAATGGATTCCGAAAAGCGTGTGTTGTTAGGTCCTGCATTAATTCCAAACAAGCCAATTTATCGCCATCAAGAATTGAATGGCAAAGAAGAGGAGTTCTACGTTTATTTTTCAAAGGCAACCATAGAAAAGGCATCTCAATTATACATGATGCGTGGCAACCAAGCCAAAACAACCATCGAACACCAATTTGGCGTGGATGGGGCAATCGTGGTTGAAACATGGTTAAAGGTGGATGAGGTGAATGATAAATCCGTTGCGTATGGTTTCAACGATCCCGTAGGTACATGGTATGTTGCAATGAAAATTGTTAACGATGAGATTTGGAATGACTTTGTTAAAACTGGCAAGGTAAAAGGGTTTAGCATCGAAGGATTCTTTGCCGATAAATCCATGCCTACCGAGATGAGCAAAGTAGAAACCGAACAAGATAAATTGGACAAAATAGTAAACATTTTAAAAGAATATATAAATGGAAAATAACAAGACATCATTCCATAAGTTTATGGATGCCACCCAAGGGGTAAATGTGGAATTGGGATTAATTGAGGACATTAATGCACAATTGCAAAATGCATTTAAAATATATGATGTTCAATCACCTTTGATTTCTGCACAAATGCAAGTTAAAAAAGCCAAAGGGGAATATGTGAACGCATTGGCAAAGGCAGAAGATGCACTAAAAAAGGCAAAAGATTTAGGAAGTGAAATGTTAGTTGGTGCATTCCAGAAAACAGTAAGTGAGGCAAAAGGTGCAATTGGGATGTGCGATAGATTAATTGCCGCCATTGATAAAGCAATTCAAGCAGTTTAAAAATACAACACAAAACAAATTAATCGTATAACTAATATGAGCAACGCAAAAGATACCTTGAATCGTGTACTTGATGTACTTGGTTTGGGTAAAGCCGATGCCACTATTGAAGTGGAAATGGCTCAAAAGAAAACAATGGATGGGGAAGTAATATTGGATAGTGAAAACTTTGCAATTGGAGAGCCTGTATTCATTGTAACCGAAGAGGGCAACATCCCCGTACCTATGGGCGAGTACGTTCTTGAAGATGGTTCAAAGATTGAAACCGATGAAAAAGGTGTAATCGTTGAAGTATCTGTTGATGGCGAAGAAAAAGCCGAAGAGGTAGTTGAGGAAGTTGAGGCAAAAGACATGATTGAAAAAGAAGAAACTGGGATGATGGGTAAAGATTCAATGCCTAAAAAGGTGGTAAAATCTAAAACCGAAATGGAAGAATCTTATTTTTCAAAGATTGAGGCACGTTTATCCGCCATCGAATTATCAAACGAATCATTGAAAGCCGAAAACATTAAGTTGAGTGCAGAAAATGAGGAATTGAAAAAGCAATTGGCAGAAACCCCCGCAGAACACACCAAATTTTCACCCGAGGCAGAAACCAAACACGAATTGAATTTCAAGATTGGTGCTAAGCGTGAAAAGAACATT